TTCAGACCCGTCTTCCCGAAGACCTCCGCTATGGTGGCCTTTATGGCTTAATGTCTTACCTAGGCATGCAAGGCCAAGGTGATCAGGAAGGGTCACAAGGCCGGCGCGCTGTTATCAAGCCTAAAGGCATGCCGAGAGGTGGTGAAGAGCAATACGTCTCAACCACCGCCGGTTCATACTACTTGCCACAAGCAGACGCTAATCGTGTTGCTAGGCGGATAGATCAAGGAATGGGTCTTGATTTCTACCAAGGCTCTTACCCCAAGCCTGATGAGATCAGGTACTTTCAAGCAACCAGTCCAAAAACAATAGAGAACTATGGCGTTGGTGATTTAGATCAAACATCAGACACCGTGTCTCATGAGCTATTCCATAGAGGTCAAAACCTGCCCTTCTTGGAAGAGATGCTTGAAGAGGTAAATCAGAAGATGGATCTTGCTGACCGCGACTCTGTGATGGGCCGCGTTGAGTATGAGAGCCTTAAAGACCAACGCTCTAGGCTCAGAAATCTTGTGCGCGAAGGGCACTATTACCTAGATGCCTTGGCCAAAAAAAATCCAACCACCAGTGAAGACAAGCAAAGAAGAGATGATCTATTGGAGATCTATGGTTACTATCCCATAGGTTCAGACAGAACTCGTCTAAATGAGCTTGAAGACTTGCAAGACGATATCAGAGGTTATTTAACGCCTGAAAAACAAAAGGAACTTGGGGTCAGGCTTCCAACCCCTGCGGCGAAACCAAAAGAACCGCCAGGCTTTGTTGAACGGGCAATAGACTATGCTAAGGACATTTTTTAATTGCCATACTTACAAAGCAACATCCCACACTTCAAAGCGTGGGTGAGACGGGAATACACACACAATCACGAGAAATACCATGGCGAGTTTTTACACGCGATGGTTATTGCTGTAACTACGATGCCTACGAGATGCCTCAGTTTTCAGGTTATTTTCACTGGGTGTGAAACTGACGATGATGAGGACGAACCGAATGTTCATGGTGGAGCCATGTGGGCAAGAATGCCAATCACCGCTTTGGTCGCGGATACGCCGTTTGAGGAGTGGCCAGTCCCCATGGCGGTACATGATGCCCAGCCTTGGGACTGTTCTTCTCACACTCATGCTGTATACGTTTTAGATCGCGCAACGCCGTGCCCCTGGATGGCCAAGATTGGTGGGGAAATGTACCCCGCGAAGTACTTGTTCACTGTGGATTATGCTGAGAATGAGATCGCTGATGATCCTGCACAGCACAAGCAATCGCATGTGATGGAGTTACTTGATGCTGGCGAGTGGACTGGGAATATAGTAGCTTTGCCAAACAACAGGGTGAGGGTGACGCATCCTGCGTGGTTTGAGACTGGTGATGGCGCCCCTGATTTTAGGCCGTCACAGCATATTCATTACAGCAAGTCGGACTTGGATTACACGCTAGATGTGAACCGTATCTTCGATAATCTGTACGCAGACAAAGACTGAGACGAACTCAGAAAGGGCGAGCCATGGCTATAGAGCGCGGTGTAGATGACGTTGATATCGATGAACTTGATATCGAAAACAGTTCAAAAGAGATTCAGCTTTCTGAGGGTTCTGATGAAGACCTGATGTTTGATGACATGGACGATGAAGATGCCATGATGATGGACGATGGCACCATGGTCTTTGGTGAAGGCGATCTTGACATGGAGGCTCCTCTTGCGTTTGACGCCAACCTTGCAGAGGTTATTGATCAAGCGGATCTAGGCCGAATCTACTCTGACTTGATGGGTGATATTGATGACGATAAGTCATCGCGCAAAGAGTGGATTGATCAGTACACCGAGGGCTTGAAGTTCTTAGGTATGAAGTTTGAAGATCGCACAGAACCCTTTGACGGGGCTTCTGGCGTCATTCACCCCCTCTTGGCTGAGTCTGTCACGCAGTTCCAAGCACAAGCTTACAAAGAGATGTTGCCTTCTGGCGGGCCTGTTAAGACGATGGTCATGGGTATGGGCACGCCCCAGACTGACCTTCAGGCTGCTCGTGTGCAGGAGTTCATGAACTATCTGATCACTCAGGAGATGAAAGAATACGATCCTGAGACAGACCAACTACTTTTCTATTTGCCTTTGTCTGGCAGTGCGTTCCGTAAGGTTCACTTTGATCAGTCGCTAGGCCGTCCTGTATCGCGTTTCATCCCGTCTGAGAAGCTGATTGTGCCTTATGGCACCACGAGTCTTGATGATGCGGTTCGTATCACGCATGTAATTGACATGTCGATGAACGAGGTTCGCAAGCTTCAGCAGGCTGGTTTTTATCGCAAGACAAAGGTCAGTGGCGAGTCTGATGACTCGACATATTCAGCTAGTGACATTGAGGAAGAGATTGATGAACTACAAGGCGTTAAGCCATCTGGTAGCTCAAACGATTACGACGCCGAGGTTATGGAGGTTCATGTTGAGTTGGACATTCCAGGGTTTGAAGATGTCGATGCTCAAGGCGAAGAAACGGGCATCAAACTACCGTACATCGTCACGTTACTACCGAAGCAGAGCACTATCCTTTCTGTTCGCAGGAACTACAAGCAAGACGATGCTATTCGCCGTCGCATTGACTATTTTGTTCACTATAAGTTTCTGCCAGGTGTTGGTTTTTACGGTTTTGGTCTGACCCACATGATTGGTGGCTTGTCTCAAGCGGCCACTTCTATTCTGCGTCAGTTGATTGATGCCGGTACGTTGGCGAACTTGCCTGCAGGATTTAAGGCTCGTGGCATTCGTATACGAGACAACGATGTTCCATTGCAACCTGGCGAGTTCAGAGACATGGATGCGCCTGGCGGGTCATTGCGCGATGCGTTGATGCCCCTGCCGTTCAAAGAACCAAGCGGCACACTGTTGCAGTTGCTGGGCATGTTGGTTGAAGCAGGCCGTCGTTTCGCTTCTGTTGGTGACATGCAGATTGGTGATGGCAATCAAGAGGCGCCTGTAGGCACAACGATTGCGTTGCTTGAGCGCGGTAGCCGAGTGATGAGCGCGATACACAAGCGAATGCATTACAGCCAGCGCGTGGAGTTCAACATACTTGCACGAGTGATCAAAGAGTCACCGATCAAGGCGTATCCATACCAGATCGCTAGTGGGCAGCAGCAGTTGTTGGCACAGGACTTTGATGATCGTATCGACATCATTCCTGTGTCTGACCCGAACATATTCTCCATGAGCCAGCGCGTTATGCTTGCTCAAGAGATGATGCAAATGGTCCAGTCGAACCCGCAGATCCATGGGCCACAAGGCATGTACGAGGCGTATCGCCGTATGTACGAGGCGATGGGTGTGCAGCAGATTGAGCAGTTGTTGCCACCACCACCACAGCCTCAACCTGTGTCACCAGCAATGGAGAACTCTGGGTTCTTGCAGATGCAGCCTGCACAGGCGTTTGCTGAACAAGATCACGATGCTCACATTGATTCGCATATTGCGTTATTAAAAACACCGCTTATTTCTGCAGCGCCTCCTGGTCAACAGCAGGGCATGTCGATGATTCAAGCGCACATTTATCAGCACATTGATTTCAAAGCGCGTGAGATGGCTCAGCAAGACCCTGAGATTCAACAGATGCAGCAACAGATGCAGCAGACTCAGCAGCAAGCTCAGATGGATCCGATGATGATGCAGCAGGTTCAGATGCAAATGCAGCAGATGCAACAGCAAATGCAGGTGATCATGGAAGACAAGGTCGCACAGATTTCTATGCAGTTGACTGAGGCTATGGCGCCAGAGCTTGCGCCGACACAACAAGATGACCCGCTGGTTAATCTGCGTGATCGTGAGCTTGATATCAAAGAAGCGGATCTGCAGCGCAAAGCTGAGGAAGCTGATCGAAGAATTAAGCTGGAAAGTGAGCGAATTGATAACACTGCCGACATGGCTGATGAGCGCATGGACTTACAGCGCGAATTGGCTGAAATGAAAGATAGTGTTGCAAGGGAAAGAATCGACTTGCAGAAATCTGCTCAAATGGCTAAAACTGCAGAAAACGTGGCGAAAGAATTTTTCGGTAATCGATAGAGAGATTTACAATGAGTTCAGTACGACAGAAAATGGCCCAAGTTCAGAAGGCCGCAAACAAGGCATTTGAGGCTTTGAAGAATGGCGAAGAACCAAAGCCCATCCAACCGGCAGTTGTGGAAGAAGTTTCTGCGGAAACTGAAGCGAATGTTGAGACGATGGTCGAACCCAAAGTAAAGGCCGCGCCCAAGAAGAAAGCCGCGCCTAAAGCTAAGGCCGCACCCAAATTAGCACCTAAAGGTAAAAAGTCATGATCAAGCGTCAAACAAGTTTTCCTCAGCCCAAGATTACCGACAGCAAGGTATCTATTAAGGATCAGGGCACCGTTAACTATGCGAAGGCTGAAACCATTGCTACCCCAGGCAAGCCCGCCCCCTTTGGCGCTGGTGAGTCTCGAGGCGGTGGTGCGGCACTGCGCGGCAAGAAATTCAGCGGGATTTACTAATGAGCGCGCTTCCCATTCGAGGTTATTCGCCCAATCGTCAAGATTACATTGATGATCCTGATAAGTTTAATAATCCCATGCTAGGTCGCCCGTTGCCGACGCCACCACTTAACCCCAACAGGTTTATCAGTGTAGAAGAGTTCGAGGGTAGATCTCCGTCTCCACGCCGCCCAGACGATGGGATTCGTATGCGTATGGAAGGCACTCTTGATCCATCAAGAGGCACTCGTCGACCAGACGATGTGTACAATCGCGGGCAAGCACCCGTTGAAATGCCCATGCCTCCAGCGCCTATAGCGACTGAAGTATTAATGCCTGACACACAACAGCAGACTGGCGGGGTATCTTTCGAGTCAGACTATATTGACTGGATGGAGTCTAAGCCTACAAAGCCCAGACGGCCTAAAGGTATGGGTGCGGCAAGTAAGAGTTATCAAAAAGCGAACAGGGAATACAAAGAAAATTTAAAGCAGTGGGAAGCAAGCAAGCCATCAAGGGCGATGTACATCACCGCGCCTGCGACTACGGCTCCTACAGAGTCTTCTCCTCCACCAGAATTTGTGCCCCCTCCCACAGAAACGCCGGATAAGTTTGAAGGCAGATATGTTCCGCCAACATCAAACCTTGGCACTCCTGACTCACTAATATCAAGCAACATCGTTGGTCAGTCGTATGACCCAGGCTTTGCAGCAAGATTTCTTGCAGGCGGCACGGGTGAAACCAATGTAGATGCAGGCAATGGCATTGGCATGATGGTGATGCCACAACGACCAGAACCACCAGTTGGTAGCGTTTTTGGCGGGTATGGTCAGCAAGCACCTATGCAGGCTTTAGCGCCTTACGCAGGAATGGCTCAGTCGCAACCTATGCCAACTGACTTTTTCCCAACGTATATTCCAAGGCCTGATCCTATTTATGAAACAGTGCCACGGCCTGAGGCTAATCAACCAGCGCCGCAGCCTAATGCACAGCCTGTAATGTCTTCTAACATCCCAGGCGCCATTCCGGGCAATACGCCTGGAGTTGATTTCAATGTTTTTGAAAATCCGATGGGGTCCTACGTTAGATAAATGGATTCACTATCTCTCGCGGCCTACATCTACAAAAAACTAGATCAATATGAGCAGTCTCATGTTGATTATATAACCTCTGGTAATATCAAGGATATGGAGGACTACAAATTTGCGATGGGTGAGTTATCAATGCTTCGCACCCTTCGTGATGAACTGAAAGAAGCGTTGCATATTGAAGGAGATCCCCTCGATGAGTGATCTATTATTAGATTCCATCGCATCAAAACCGTCCGTTACGGATGCATATGTGAATGAAGAAAATCGGGTCTTAGACCCGTCTGTGCTAGACAAGTCTTTGGTTGAAAGAATGCCAACCCCAACTGGCTATCGTTTGTTAGTACTTCCTTACAAAGGAAAGGGCATGACAGAAGGCGGTATACAGTTAATCCAATCAACGCTCGACAAGGAAAACCTTGCCACTTCTGTTTGTTATGTCATGAAAATGGGCCCGCTTGCCTATCAGGACTACGAGAAGTTTGGTGATGACCCATGGTGTGAAGTCGGTGATTGGGTGCTTATTGGTCGTTATGCCGGTGCTAGGTTCTCCCTTGAGGATGACCATGAAGTGCGAATCATTAATGACGATGAAGTGATTGGAACCATTCTTAACCCAGACGATATTAAGTCTGCATAGGTGAAATGACATGTCGGAAGAAACATTGACTGAAGCTTTATCAAAGCTTGACGATGACAACATAAACAAGGCTGCGCTTCCCGAACACAAGCGTGTTGAAGAAGAGGTTCAGGAAGAACCTACTTACATTGAGTTCTCTGAAGAAGAAGCTGAATCCATTGCGCCGGTTACTGAAGACTCTGTCCGCGAAGAGTTTGAGTCGCCTGATACTGATGCAGAGCCAGAGCTTACAGAGGCCGAAAGGCGCGCTCGTTCTGCACAAGAGCGCATCAACAAGGCTGTTGGCCAAGCAAAAGACTTTCAGCGCAGAGAGTTGCAGGCGCTTCAGTACGCGAAAGAGTTGCAACAACAGAATGAGCAACTAGCTTCTCAACTGCAAAACACTCAAACGTCTACTGCTGAGCAAAACTTGAAAATGCAGGAAACGTATAGCAACGAGTTTGCTAGCCGTGTGGAGACTCAAGCTGAAGCGGCTAAACGCAATCTTAAAACTGCGTATGAGTCTGGCGACCCTGACGCTATGGCCGAAGCTCAACAGCTTCTGGCTAGGGCTGAAGCGGATCGCAATGCGCTTTCTCAGTATCAAAGAGATCTTGAGAAATACAAAGTTGATTACGCAAACTGGCTTGAGCAGCAAGAAGCTAATATGCAGGCAGAGCAAGAGCTTGCTCAGCAACAGCCTGTTTACCAACAAGAGCCTGCGTATCAAGAGCCATCAGCTAAGGCCCAAGACTGGGCTTCTGCAAATGAATGGTTCGGCACGGACACTGTCATGACCAATGTGGCTTTCGCCATACACAACGACTTAATACAGAGCGGTGTTGACTTAGAATCTGATGAATACTACGCTCAAATTGATTCTCGTATGAGGCAAGAACTGCCGCATAAATTTAACGAGCAAACTAACGCGGGAGACAACCAACAACCCGTCCAAACTGTTGTCTCTGGATCGCGCACGACTGGAACTGGACGCAATCAAAACTCTCGTAGAGTTGAACTGACAACAAGCGAACAAGCATTAGCTAGGAAGCTTGGAGTACCGTTCAAAGAATACGCAAAACAGAAAATGAGGCTACAACGATCATGAGTGACGAAATAAAGGGTTCTAATAGAACGCCAAGAAGCAGTGGAAGCCGAGAGGCTAAAGCTGCCCGTAAACCATGGAAGCCGCCTCAAGCGTTGGAAACTCCTGAACCGCCTCCGGGGATGAAGTATCGATGGCTGCGAACCCATATTCGTGGGGAAGCAGACAAGACCAATGTTCACATGAGATTTCGTGAGGGGTACGAACCTGTACGTCCTGAAGAAATCGCAGGCTATGACTTGCCCGTCATTGACGAAGGCAACCATACCGGCACTGTGGGTGTTGGCGGATTGATGCTTGCAAAAATCCCAGAAGAAACGGTTGAAGAAAGAAATGCTTATTTTGCTAAGCAAACGGATCAACAGATGCATGCTGTTGATAACGATCTTATGAAAGATGAGCACCCTGCTATGCCAATCTCTAACGAGAGAAAGACGCAGGTATCATTTGGCCGAGGGAAGAAATGACCTCATTTTTGATTGTGTTTAACTAGGAGATCCCAAATGGCGAACCAAGATGCCGCTTTTGGAATGCGTCCAGTGCGTATGGTGGGCGGCGCCCCCTATACTGGTGGACAAAGCCGATATCGGATCGCTGCTAACTATGGAACTGCTATCTTCCAAGGAGATATGGTTGCCCAGGTTACTGGTGGTACGGTAGAGGTTCACGCTGACGGAGGCACTGTGCCTATCGTTGGTGTATTTAACGGTTGTCAGTACACCGATCCTACTACTAAGGAACAGGTTTACAGCAACTTCTACCCTGCAAGTACTAATGCTTCAGACATCATTGCTTTTATCATTGATGATCCGAATGTTGTGTACGAAATTCAGGCTGATGACACGTTCCCGATTGCCGACTTGTTCGGTAACTTCGATATTGTGTACACCAGTGCTGGAAGCACTGTAACTGGCATTTCTGGCGCTGAGCTAGATGTGACCACGGGTGCAACCACGGCAGGCTTGCCAATTAAAGCAATTGATATTT